CTACTGGACCTACTGGAGAGACTGGAGCTACGGGTGCTACAGGCTCAACTGGAGAGACTGGTGTCACAGGCGCTACTGGACCTACTGGAGAGACTGGAGTAACTGGTGCTACCGGAGAGACTGGTGTCACAGGCGCTACTGGAGCTACTGGAGCTACTGGAGCTACTGGAGCTACGGGCGCATCTGGTTATACTGGAGCTACTGGAGCAAGTGGTGCTACTGGAGATACTGGACCTACTGGAGTATTTGGGCCAACGGGAACGATAACCCTCGAATACAGTGATACAATTAACGTTCAAATGTCATCATCTACGAGTAATACAAACACTTTGATCGTTGGTACAGTTGATGAAATTGGGATGGCATCCGGAACCATTCAATGTGGAACTGTTAATTGCTCTTCATTAAATGTAAGTGCTTCTGGTGAAGTTATTGCGCCTTTAATTGGTCTTTTTGATGGCGATACATCAATATATGTTAATATAGGTTGTTCTGGTTCGAATACACTAACAGTAGGTCAAACAGAAGAATCAAACGGGGCAATATTGTGTGGAAGTATTACCGCAAGTAGTTCTATTGGCGCTCAAACAATTACAGCTGGGACCGGTATTAGTTCAACCACTGGTAGTATTGTAGCAACGGCTGGATCTGTTGAGGCTGGAACAACAATTACTTGTGCTGGTGCTCTTACATGTGCTTCTCTAGGAAACTATGGTCTTGACATAATTCTTCCTGGTGCGAACGATGGTTCATTAACTTTTTGTCGAAATTTAACTAACGGTTCAGATGAGTTCGATATTGTAGCAATCAATAATTTATTTCCAGATTCAACAACTAACTCGTGCTTAAACATTTATACGTCAACAGGTGACAGTGGAATTCAAGGAAAAGGTTATACAGGAGCTGGTAGTGATACGTCTCCAATTGTAAGCATTGGGACAACTTCTGTTAATGTCAATGGAACAATTAATTGCGCTTTATATACAGGAGGTCTTTATACATTTTCTGTGACGCAGGGAGGAACAGCGCCTGCTAGTGGTAGTGATACACTTGGGACCCTAACATATAGTCTAACTGTACCATATAATCCTGTAAATGAATGGGTTCCTGCAGATGTAATTGTACAATGTACACCAATGTGTGATTATGGCGTTGCTATTTACTCTATAAGTGTTACAGTAAATGGAGACAATAGTGGAGAGGCTGTGGTTATTGTAATACTATATAATGCTTGGAATATTCAGCAGAATGTATATGGTCTAGTTGTATCATTAATTTATCAACCAAATAACATTTGCTCAGTTACCGTTACCCCTGGCAATACTTAATTAATAATTATAGATGTAGATTATAGATGTAGAAAGTAAAAAAATAGATGAGCAAACAATACCAAGTTCAAGGGCTGAAAATGTTTAAAAATAATTAACAAATTCTATGTGTTTTGGAATTTTAGAATTACTATATCAGTTGGTAGAGATTTCTAATCCGCATAGTATTGTTGGTAGAGCAAATTTATCAGCATCTGGCGTTATCACTTCAAGTGGAAGTATCAGTCTTGGTGGTTATAGGTTCCAATAGATTATCAGTTAATGATCAAGGACATTAAATATAATAGTTCTGTAGCGCAGTTATTTGTCGTTTAATGTTTTATTTATGAAAATATAAACTAAATTCTACAACACCTCCTTCAACTTCTCAATCACATTCGCCTCCAAACTTTCCGGAAACTGGACATTAAAAACAATAATCAAATTCCCATGGTGATCATTTCGTTCCAACCCCATTTTCGGAATGATTTTCTTAAAATTGGGAGTAATAATATTTCCGCTATGATTATTAATGGTATACTTTTTACCATTAATATATTTTAAATCAAATGAAAACCCACAAAGGGATTCTTTCAATGTAATTGTCTTGTTGTAGATAAGATCTAACCCGTTGCGTTGAAATTCCGTGTTATTATTTATTTTTATAAAAATCTTGATGTCTCCGGTTTCTCTCGACACATTCCCCTTTTCTCTCAAAATAATAATCTCATTTTCGTCAATTCCTTTCGGGATATCTACGTATATGACTTCAGTTTCAAAAAGTTTCAATCCATTGGTTATTGTCCATCTCTCAATTTCAACCGGAAGATTGACACCTGTTAATACATTTTCAATATCAATCGTCACCGTTTTCATAATAGGAGGAGGTTTTTCCATACCTTTGATATTAATGGGCATCCCATTGTGAAAAATGCGAATATTTGGAGAATCTCCAAATGGTCCAAATGGTTGTCCAAATGGGGATTGTCCAAAATCTCTTCCAAACATTTGCTCAAATATTTCCATAGGAAATCCCCCAAGCCCCCCGAGCCCTTTTCCGTGTTTTTTCTCAAAATCATATTCTTCCCTTTTACCGGCATCACTTAATGTTTCGTAAGCTTCATTGATTTCTTGAAATTTCTTTACAAATTCCGGATTATTGCTATTCCTATCAGGGTGGTATTTCAAAGATAATTTTCTGTATGATTTCTTAATTTCTTCCATTGTCGCATCTTCATTTATCTCTAGAAGTGTATAGAAATCCATAATAATAAAAAAGATAAACTTAAATAAATAATAACGAATATAAAAATGACAAAAACATTGCTTCACAAATACAAGCCAAATTACCTAGACAACTTTGAAGACAATGAAAATATAACAGACGTTTTAAAAACGTTTATAAGTTTGGATATAATTCGAATACTTTTCATAAGCAAACAAAGCAACGGGAAAACTTCCTACATAAACGCCATCATTAATGAGTATTACAAAGATGTGGAGAATTATACAGATAATGTTCTTTGTATCAATAGTGTAAAAGATTATGGCATGTCATTTTATAAAAACGAACTCGTCCATTTTTGTAAAACTCCTTCGTTTATTTGTAAAAAAAAAATGATTGTATTAGATGATTTTGATTTTATAAGTGAACAAAATCAGCATATATTTAAAAACATTATCGAAAATTTCCCAAATATACATTTTTTACTTTCGGGTTCAACCCCCCAAAAAATCATTACAAGCATTCAATCCATGTTACATATTATTGAAATTAAAAAAATAACACCCGAGAAAATGATGAATATATTCAATAAAATAAAAACAAATGAAGGCATCGATATTGACGAAAATGTGGAAAAAAACATTATTGAAAAATCAAATATCAATCAAATGATTAATACCTTGGAAAAATGTCTCTTATTAAAAATGAAGATTACAGAAGATGTTGCCGCGAATTTTTCCACCATTAAAAATTCTTTATTTATCACTTATCTCAAAGAAGTAGAAAATCAAAATTTGTCAAAAGGAATCGAAATATTTTACGGATTGTACTACGAAGGATATTCGGTCTTTGATATCCTCTACCATTTTTACGAATTTATCAAAAACAATGATATAGAAGAAAGTGTATATTACAACATCATACCTTTTATATGTAAATATACAAATATATTTCACAATCACGAAGATATTATTGAGTTGGCATTATTCACAAACAATTTACTAAAATGTTATATAACCAATAATTAAATGAGTATTTTTAAAAAAAAAATACCGGATTCAGTGTTAGTGGATTTGCTGAATGTATGTGAAATAGAAAAGAATCATTATATTATAAACAAAACAACCTTTAAAAATATTCAGAAAAATCATCTAATCGCATTCCTAGAAAAATGCGACGAATATTATTCAAAGGCTGCCAAAAAGTATTTAAATGTATCCAAATACAAATCTTTTTTAACAATTGTTCGCCAAATATGTAATGCGAATGGTATTCCTTTTTTCTATAAAATAAAATATATTCATTCGACTTATGAAATAGTATATTATATTCAAAAAGATCCTGGTTTGAAACTTCCGAACCCTGAAGGAACTTTCCAAAATGATATCCAACCGGGAGAGTCGCGCGAAGTTAATAATATCATTTTTTGAATCGTTGTATTACCAGACAATACTTCGCGTTTTGATAAACGGGCAAACCATTCATACTTTACTCGTTCTATGATTTCTTTATTTGGGATATATATGCCGTATGCCTCTTTGCTAAAAGGAATGTAGGTCTCGCTGAATAAATCTTCTATGGTTACTGTTTTATATGATTTTGTTTTTGTGCCTATGCGCTTTCCATTGATTATTGTTACGTTTTTTTTGTAAAACCAATCGTCAAAGACTCCCGAAAATTGGGGATTTTGTGTAGTATCCGTCGAAATGACTATTTCACAGAATTTTACGTATTCGAGCATTAATTTATTTTCCGGTTGGCATCCCATAAAAGTAGTGTCGGTTGTAAACTCGTGAGAAGAACAAGTAATACTTTTATTTATATTTTCACAAATAAATACTTTATTGCCTCTTGTTCCATAATCGTACATGTCGATCAAATTTCTGAAACATAAAAAAGAAGGTGGTACTAGTATTCCACCATATTGATATAATGTTTTTGATAATGCCAAATGAAGCAAATGGCAGGAAATAGGCGGCGCAATTGCGTCCAAATCGTATTCCCAACCAGGAAGTATTTTGTTAAAGGATTTATTATCTATGATACAGATAGTAAAAGAAGTATCGTTTGCCTTAATAATACTTTTTATAGTAAGAAATAAATAATCTTGATTCAATGCGATAGAGTGCCCGTCTCCAAAATTTTTGATGCGTCTACTATTTGGCTCGGAAGGAAGATAAATCCATAATATTGGTTTGAATGAGTTCACATCTTTACGAACCAAATATTTTCGGATAACGGAATAATCTGGATCTTGTTTCATTTCGTATTTTCTGTAAAGGATTAAAAATAAAATTACGAGAATGAGAATAATTATATAATTTATCATATAATTATACTTGTTTTTTATTTGAGCATTTTCATTTTTGACATAAAAAGTTGATTCAATCTTTCGGACTCCTGTGTCTTTTTCGCAAAATAATACGCTCGTGCCACCGTATCTTCTTCTTCCATCTTTACTTTTTTATTTAACAATAATAATGATTGTTTTTCATCCAATGGGACATTTTTAACATCCTCTATTTTTCTATTTTTTTTATATTCGTCTACGGTAACTTGGCGCCTGTTTTCAAGAGGGACAAAATTGGGGGAATGCGCCTTTTTTAAATCAGAATAATATAAATTGCTAAACATATCCGATCCGTAATCATTGCTTTCCCCAAGGCTTGTGTAATTCCCTACACTATATTCTTTTATTTCTTCCTTTACCACCATTCTTTTTTTTTCAAAATACTGATTCATTTCGTTCATTTTAATAGTCTCGTTTTCAATGTCTTCGTCTGATTTCAACCAAGATTCATATCCTTCTTCCTTTTCTTTTCTTTTTTCAAATTCTTCGTTGAACCATTTAGAGAAATCCGAATTCTCTTTTAAATATTTACTCAGATACCCTTTTTCCTCTTTTGTCATCTCCTTCATATCATTATCAATAATAGCATAATCTGTCGTTTGGTCCGTTCTCGATTTATTTTTAAATTCAAATATTGAAAATAAAATTTTATAAGCTTTTGAATAAAATAGAAAATATTCCGACGGAAGATTTGACTTGTCTGGATGACTCATTAAAACGAGTTTTTTTGCCCTTTTTAAGTCACCGACATCAAAATTAAGGGGGATCTTAAAAAGATTCATTATTTCTTCCAACGAATAATTTTGGATATCCAAGTCCATCTCCAAGTCCATCACTTATTTTTATCTATTTTATTTTCGTGAAATTTACACGTAAATGTGACAAAAGGGGATGGCGTATAATCTTGATGTCCAACAATACAATGTCCATCATCAATGTAAATTTTATATACAATTTCACAGGGGATTGGGTATTCCGGCTTTAAGTTCATTTCTCTTAAATATTCTTTTACGGAAATGTCATGCGAAGGAGGAATCCATATTTTTTCCCCCGAAAGAAGAGTAAAAAGTTTGATTTGTTTATTACAAAAAATATTAGCTACATTATCAAACAGTTTTTTTAACGTGTCTTCTTTTGTACAGGATACAAACTCGGAATATCCACAGCATTTTGTCACTTCGAATAAATAGTGATGATTTTTAAATCCTTCTTTGAATTTATCGTACAATTTATCATAACCTACAATCTTGTTTTCTAGACCGGCCATTTTAAAGTATTTGAATCATTGTTTTTAAACGCATTTAAAAATAATAATAATAATTATGGTAAAAATAACAGTTTACACATCTCTAGTTTTATCGCTTTTAGTCCAAGCAATAACAGGAATCATTGAAATACTTACTTTATTTTTAAAGGTGCCGACCGAATTCTCGTTTTTAAAGCAATTGATGTTGATGGAAGTTATTGTTCAATCTGTAGAATTTTTATTTTATATATATTGGAGCTATAATTTTACCAAAATTACAAATATTACTCCAAAAAGATATTTTGATTGGGCTTTCACGACACCAACAATGCTAATCACTTTGATTTTTTACCTGATTTTTTTAAAGAATGGAAATCAACACTTTTTCGAGTTGTTCAGTAAAGAATTTAAGACCATTTTCATCATTTTAATACTCAACTGGACAATGCTTTTATTTGGTTATTTGGGTGAAATTAATGTTATACCGGTATTGATGGGCGTTACATTGGGATTCATTCCATTTTTGATCTATTATTATATTATTTACAAAAAGTATACCACCCCGAAAGGCCTGTATATATTTTTGTATTTTTTTATTTTTTGGTCGTTTTATGGGGTTGCGGCTCTTTTGCCTTATAAAGTAAAAAATATATTATATAACATTTTAGATTTATTCTCCAAGAATTTTTTTGGAATATTTCTAGGTTATATAATAATTAAAAAAAGTCATTTTGCTTCCACATCTGCCAAATGATTACCGCATCTTCTGAAAAAATTATCTAAATCTACCGGACTACTGCCACTTACAGAATCATCTGGGATGAATGAAGTGTTTCCTTTTCGATACATTAATATTGCTGGAATACCGTTTACCATTTTTTTTGATTTCATAAAGGCATATAAATCAAAATTTTCATCCACGTCAATATCTGCGCAAACTACGTTTTCCGGTGAAGTGGCAAAAAATCCTTCTAAAACAGGAGTAATTGCTTTACATGGACCACACCATGTCGCTCCAAATTTTATGATAATAAGCCCTGGATTAATCTTTAAT